TGATTCCAACACCGTGGTGGCGGCCGCTCCTAGTGCGCCGACCGCCCTCGACATCGACGCCATCGTCGCTAAGGCCGTGGCCGCTGCCATCAGCGCCAAGACCATCACCGCCGCCCCCGCACCGGAGCCCGTTGCCCCGGTTCGCATCGAGAACCTCGGCAATGCACTGCTCGAGAAGCACAAGGGATTTCAGGCCGGCAATGACCGCCGCAAGTTCCTGGTGGCCAACCACTCCGAGCTGTTGCGCCAGAGCGCCATCCACGCCCCCCAGAACGCCAACACGTTCGCCTCGGGCTTGGTTGTCGATTATCTCGCCGACGCAGTGATCACCGTGGCCGCCACTCGTTTGGCCCTGGTCTCCGCTTTCAGCCGCAACGTCGGCCTGGACAACCTTCGCCCCCGCGCCTCGGTTCAGGTCAAGAAGTACACCACCGGCACCGCTGCCCAGACCAACCCGACGTCCTGGGAAACCAACAACGATTCGACACTGGCCGCCACCGCGGTCACCGTGAACCAGATCTCGAAGAACTTCACGGTCACCCAGCAGGAGCTTAACCAGGGCTTCATGTTGTCCGACCTGGCTGCCGGTTCTGCCGACCTGTTTGCCTACGGCATCAGCGACGTGCTGACCGCCCTGATGGTCTCGGGCAACTACGGCACCGCAGTTACTATCGGCACCGCGGCCAACTTCGACACCTCGGATCTTCCTGCGATCCTCGCCCTGGCGAAGAACTACCGCAGCAAGAACCTCATCCTGGACGGTGGCCACATCGCTCGCCTCCAGTTCTCGGCTGCCACAAGCACCTTCCCTGACAGCCGCCTAGAGCTGCTGGCGAACGGCCGGTTCGGCTTCGACGTGGTCGCCGAGAACAACCGCTGGACCTCTGCCGAGACCAACACCGCCGGCTTCGTCTGCGGCCCTGATGCCATCGCCATCGCCTCCGGCCTCCCGGTCGGCATGATCGCCGGTGAGTTCCTCGAGCAACGCGCTGTCACCACCGCCAACGGCCTGAGCTGCCTGCTCTCCGTCTGGTACAGCCGCGCCTCCCGCGCTCACATGGCGTCCTACGACATCATGTTCGGCGCCGCGGCCGCGGACACGACCCAGGCCGAAGTTCTGGTCACCGCTTAAGGCTACCCATGAGAATCGCCACAACCATCTCGGTGGACCGAAACGACAAGGCTAAGATTGTCGCCGGCCCCGAAGTCGATGCGTCACTCCAGCGCACCGCCTTCAACACCGCGACCATCCCCGAAGGAGGCAAGCTCATCCTGTGGATACAGGGAGCCCTGGCACCGAAGATCCGCAAAGGTTAAACAACCAAAACTGGGGAGGCTGTTGGACACGCTGACAGCCTCCCCTTTAACCGAAAAACAATTTTATGGCCGTCCAAGCAGACATTTCGACTGAATATTCAATGGGCCGCGAGGGCTTTGCGCTGGTCACCAGCACCGCCGCTCAGACCGGAAACTACTCGGCACTGATCCCGACTGAGCCGACGGTGTTCACGTCGATCACCGGCTTCCAGATCAGCGGCACTTGGACCTCAAAGACCATCCCGGCTGGGTTTCCGCTGGTGGGCAATATCACCGGCTTTCAAATCTCATCCGGTTCTGTTGTAGCGTTTAACGCCAGAGCCTAATGATCTCAATAGGAACATCAATCAACAGGACGAGATCCTATAATGGGATCATGCCTGAGCCTCCGATTATGCGGAGGGATGTTCTACAAGAGGACGAGACATTCCTGCTGCAAGAAGATGGAACTAGCAAGCTCGTTATTTCGTATGGCACATTCGACAGCATAGTGCTGGAAGATGGCTCCACATTTTTAACACAAGAAGACTTGGGAAAACTAATCTTAACAGTTTACTGATATGGCAGACGCTAAAATCTCAGCACTAACAAACCTAACGGCAGCCGATGCAATAAATGACATGATCCCGATTGTGGACGTGTCGGATACTCCACCAGCCTCGGGGAATACCAAACGCATCAGCATCAACAATCTGCTCTCATCCTCGCCAACCGCGAGTGGAGCACTGACTGTCACCGGACTCGTTACCGCTGGCTCCGCCACCATCACCGGCGATCTGACGGTGGATACCTCGACGCTGAAGGTCGATTCGACGAACAATCGGGTTGGTATTGTACAAGCAACTCCGCTGTATCCTTTGCATCTTGTCGGTGAGTTTGGACTTGAGGAAGCATCTGCTGGCAATGGCTCGAAGCTCCGCATGATAGGGCAATCTACCAAGTACAATTTCAGACTTGGTAAACAGATCGCTGTAGACAATGCCTTTGAAATCACTCCGTCCACCGCTGTCGGTGGGACGACGTTTACCAATCCGGTTTACACCGTAACGTACGACGGTACACACACGTTCCTCGACGGCGCAGGCGGCACTCGAATGACCCTGAACTCCTCGGGGCTGGGCGTTCAAGTCACTCCGTCTGCTCCGTTGTGCGTTAAGACTCGCAACTCGGATTCGGTTGGTCTTCGTGTTCTTCAATCGACTGGTGGAACTGCTGGAATCCAGTTCACTGATGATCCTGTCACTGCGGATTGGGGTTCAATTCTGGCCACGAGTACGAACGTAATTCTGCGTTCAAATTCGTTTTTGCAATTCCAGACTGGTGGAGCTACTGAGCGGATGCGAATTGATTCGAGCGGGAATTTAATTCCTATTCTTACAGCAACACCACCTACACTGGCAACAAATAGTCAGATGGTTTTTAATCTGACCAGCAACACCAACCTCCGCATCTCTGTTCGCGGCACTGATGGCACCACTCGCACAGCCAACATCACTCTCGCCTAACCCCATGATTACCCTCTCTTGGATCATCGAACGCCTTCTAGTCAAGCCCACCGAAGGCTCCCTCACCGATGTCGTGATTACCGCCGACTGGCGTTGCAACGGCACTCAAGATCAATACAGCGGCACCTGCTACGGCTCCTGCTCGTTTCAACCGCCGTCTGGTAGCTTCACGCCTTACGACCAACTGACCGAGCAGCAAGTCTTGAACTGGTGCTACGAGAATGGTGTCGATCAAGCGGCTATTGAAGCCAACGTCTCATTGCAGATTGAGAATCAGATCAATCCGCCCGTTGTGACGCTGCCGTTGCCGTGGGCGGCGCAGCCTTTACCGCCGGTGCCGCCTCCGGTTAAGGTTGCGGAGCCGGTGGTTATCGCTGATTCTGCCGTCGTATGATCAAGATAGAACTCACTCAAGAGCAGGCCAACAGCCTCCTTCAACTCATTGACATTGCGGTTAAGGCTGGTGGCGTTGCTAACGCCCGTGCAGCCCTTCCGCTTGTGGACCTCATAGTCGCAGCCGCACAGCCTAAATCCGAGTAATGGAACCAACGAACAGCAGCACCAGCCCTGGACTCAGCCTAGCAGCAGCGGCAGGTGCCACCGCTGTTTCGTTTCTTCCGGTACTGACTGACTGGGTTCGCCTTATCACCGCGCTGATAGGCTTACTTTGCGCCTGTTACGCCGCGTTTCGATTATTCCGATCCAAATGAAAAACACAAAAACAACTCTCGCCGGTGTAGGTGCCATTCTGGTCGCTGTTGGTGGGGCTCTCAAGGCCCTGTTCGACGGTGATCCGACAACCAACCTGGACCTGACTACGACCATCGCAGCGGTCACTGCTGGTATCGGCCTGATCTGGGCTAAGGATGCCAAGGACGCTGTCGAAGTTCCTAAGCCGTGAACTGGGTCTACCAGATCCTAAAAGCTCTGTTGGATTGGCTCCGCGAAACACCACCCACCGATGTGCAACATGGCAAAGCTCCCGATGCCCTCAAGAGCGATCTGGATGGCCGCATTGCTGACCTGCCTGGGTTGCCAGATGACCAGGGTGGTCCTGGTGCCAAGCGGTGATCCGGTGATGCTGGCCAAGCCGGTGAAGGCCAGCGTCTATGCTTTCGATGCCGACAAGAAGCTGGTCGGGCCATCCCGGGTAACCCTCCCGGCTGGCTGGTACGTCCTACCCAAGAAATAAAACTATGGCCCAGCAAACGATCAACATCGGCACCATCGCCAACGACAACACCGGGGACACTCTCCGCGGCGCCGGCGAGAAGATAAACGACAACTTCGACGAGCTGTACGCCGCCCTGCCGTTGGTCACACCGACGACC